CACCAACTTCATCCAAAAATAAATTCGGTTCAATCGAATAATATTTTGGTCCTCATAATACGTTTTGCGTTCATTGGTCAAGGTATCACTTGTGTCTTCTTTCAGACTTTTCCATAATTCGGCATTTTCATATTTGTATTTTTCGTATAATTCTTGCACATTTTCAAAATTCACCAACAAGGCGGCATAGCTGTCTATTTGCAATCGTAGTTTGGCGGCATCTTGTCGGAATTTTTCCATAAACGTATAGATGATTGCATCCGCTTTCTCTCCATATTCCAAGTCCATTAATTCATTGTAAACCGCGGTTCCACGTGTATAAACAATGTATTTTTTTTCTGCCCGTTTCATATCTTCTGGTGCAGTCTCTAATTGAATTTGTGCATCCATTAATTTCTGCTGTAACTTTTGCGCTTTTCTGCTGCGCTGACAGTCTGTGTTACATAATATGGAGTCAGATGCTTGACTAATGAGTGAATTTAATTGTTGAATGTCAAAGGGCATTTGTGCCATACTTATACTTATATTAGACGATGACAATTATTTTCAAATCTTATGTTGTAAAAAAATGATGTAAAAAAAATGATATAAAAAATTGCTAGACTTTAAATATTAAATATGGCAAATAGTATCCAAATAGCCGCATTTTGTGGAATGGTATTACACCGACCAAAAAGAAAAATGAGACAAAACGCAGTTATGACTTATATATTTTATAACTATGTTTCAAATAATTACTTAAATGTTCTTTTGTTATTTTTGTATTTATAATATTAGTTATTACTCTATGTATATCTTCATAAGTATTTGGACTTTCCTTTTTAATGTAATGTTTTAATTGACTAAAAAACTCTTCAATACTATTAGTTTCAGGGTGGTAAGGGACACTATATAATAAATGGTTTAAACTTTCTTCTATTCGTTCTTTTATTACTCTTGATTTATGTATTACGGCATTATCCATTATTATCAAATAATTCTTATATTCATCTTTTATAAATTCGTCATAAAATTCTAATATATCATCTGTTTTTACTCCTCCTTTTCTTTCAGGATATAATTTCCAACCTACGACTTTATCAGCACTAATAGCACATAACATATTATATCGCTTATAAGGATATTATTCGTTTTTTTTATAACTCGTGTACCGCTTCTACTTCTTCCGTATGTAAGCGTCATATTCAAATAAACAAATCGTTCTGTTATAGTTATAATCTTTTAGTTTATTATAAAAATTTTCTAAATTTTGTTTTTCTTGTCCTTCCTTCTTTTCAGGATAATATTTACTTCTTAATCGTTTTCGTGTAAGTTTTTGTTTATGTAAAATATTATAAATACTCATATCTGTAAGATAAATCTTATATTTTTCATTTACTAATTTAGATAATTCCCATAAAGTCGTTGTATTGTATTTTTTAATATATTCTTTTACAAATTTTTCAATTTCAGGTGTAATTTTTAGATTATGACTTTTACGAGTTTTTCTTTTTAGATTTCCATTCTTTTTATAATTGTTAATCCATCTCGCTAATGACTGGTATTTACAATTAAATATTTTACAAGTATTTCTAATATTTTCATTATTGTTTATATAATAATTTACAGCGGTAAGTTTATAATCTTCTGTATGGTGTTTCATAATAAATATTTATAAAATATTTAAAAATAATACTATATAGTAATATAATGGACGAAATAGTATTATTAAAAAAAGAAGTTGAAGAATTAAAACAAAAAAATATAGAATTAGAAGAACGAATAAAAAAATATACGAATGGAAATAGTCATAAAAAGTATTATGAAACAAATAAAGAAAAGGTGAAGATATTAGGAAAGAATTATTTACAAAAATTAAAAGAAGAAAACCCTGAAAAACTTAAAGAATATAGACAACGAGCATATCAAAAAAGAAAGGAAAAAATAAAACAAGATATAAAAAATTGAAATAAATTTATTATTATAAATGATATATATAATAATGAATAATGATAGTAGGAAACGATACGATTATACATTTTTAGAAAATTTTTGTAAAGAAAATGATATTACATTATTGAAAGATTATAGTAATGAAAATATAAATATAGAAAGTAAAATAGAATTTAAATGTAAATATGAAGAATGTAATGAAAAATGTTGTAAAAAATTAGAAAAACTAAAATTACAAAAAAATTTTGGTTGTATAAAACATTCTAAAATTTATAAATCAATAAAAAGTAAGAAAACCTGTTTAGAAAAATATGGTGTTGAAAATCCATCACAAAATGAAATAGTTAGAGAAAAAAGTAAGAAAACCTGTTTAAAAAAATATGGAAAAGAATATTCAACACAAACAGATATTATGAAATATAATAGTAAAAAAACTTGTTTAAAACGATATGGTGTTGAATATGCTTCTCAAAATGAAGAAATTAAACAAAAAATAGAGGATACAACAATACAAAGATACGGTGTAAAACATAATTCACAAAATGAAAACATTAAAAAATCAAAACAAATAAATAGTTTAATAAAATTTGGAACAAATACGCCTTTACAAAATAATAATATAAAACAAAAAATTAAAAAAACAAATATAGAAAAATATGGTGTTGAAAATGTTTCTCAAAATGAAGAAATTAAACATAAAAAGAAAGATACAACAATAATAAATTATGGGGTTGAATATCCATTACAAAATGAAATAGTTAGAGAAAAAAGTAAGAAAACCTGTTTAGAAAAATATGGAAAAGAACATTATACCCAAACCAAAGAACATAATGAAAGAGTTAAAAAAACTTGTTTAGAAAAATATGGCGTTGAATATTCTTTACAATCACAAGAAATTAAAGATAAAGGAAAACAAACCAGTTTAAAAAAATATGGCGTTGAATATCCAAACCAAAATAAAGAAATTATGGAAAAAATTTCTAAAAATTCATATAAACAAAAAGATTATATATTACCTTCTAATAATATATTGAAAATTCAAGGATACGAAAATTACGCATTAGACGAACTTATACAAAATGAAAATATAGATGAAACTGAAATAAAAATGGGTTGTAAAAATGTTCCTGAAATTTGGTATATTGATGAAAATAATATAAAACATCGTCATTTTGTAGATATTTATATACCAAGTAAAAATAAATGTATTGAAGTAAAAAGCACTTGGACGGCAGAAAAGAAAAAGGATAATATATTTTTAAAACAACAAGCAGGTAAAGAAAATGGTTATAATTACGAAATATGGGTATATAACGGAAAAGGTGAAAAAGTTGAATGTTATATTTAGGAAATTTAATAGTTATATATATAACTATTTAAAAAGAAAATATTATAATATTATATAGGAATGAGTAAAAAAGAACCGCCTGATAAATACAGGTGTATTAAACTTCCTTTTTCTAATATTATTTATAAGGATAATCCTGATACTAATGACCTTATAAATACTTTACAAAGTTCTATTATTAGAACTAATAATATTACTACTAAAACTTATTTTTTATTAAGATTATGGATTTTACAACATTATCATAAGAATCAAGTCATTCCTGATATTACTGATAATGTTATTGGTATGGCGTTATTATCTATACAAAAAGCAGGTAAAGGGAATAAACCTAAAGGCGACAATCTATTACTATTACAGGAATTACAAAAGGTTTATGATTTTTCGTTAGAAGACGGATTAAATTTATCTTCTATTTTATCTTATTATAAAACTACGATGATGACCGCAATAGAAAATAATATTAAAATGAGATTTTTTGATTATATTAAGCGGTTTATCAATTCTTTTTTTAAGCATTTATACCAAGAACAAATAGAAAATAAAGAATTCAAGAAACAACTTTTTAAGGATTTAATAAGTGTTAAAAATGATATTCTTAATAATACTCTTACTTCTAATGAAAAATACCATAATTGGATTAATGAATATCGTAATAAAATTGTTCCTGTTGAATTTGAAAAAAGTTATTATTATGATATTACTATTACGCCTTCTAAATATCTTAGATATATGATTTTTATGTGTTTAGAATTAGAGAAAATAGAACGAAAATCCTTCCAGTTTTTCCCTATACAAACCAATAGTATTCCAAGACATATACAAATAGATACAAAAGCGGTTATTGAATTATTTGTTGATACTGAAAAACATAAGAAACTAATAGATATATGTTTTACAAAAGAAAAAATAAATAAAAACGGAGAAATAAAAACAACCAAAACCAAAGCGGATTTATATGACAATATAGAAAGTAATAAAGAAATAATATGGGATAAATTCTTTAATATTACGCAAAAATTAAAAAATTATACTTTTGATTATACGATTATTACAGATGGTTATAGTGTATCATTACGTTTTATCAATAATAAGTATATAAAAGAACAAGAAGAAAAAAAGAAGAAAATGAAAGATGGAAAGAAAGCATTACAAGGATTAACAAATGAAGAAAAAGAAACTAAAAAAGAAGAAAAGAAAAAACAACAAAAAGAGAAACAAAAAGAGAAACAAAAAGAAAATAAACCTGAAAAAACGAAAAAAGAAAAAGTAAAAGAAAATCCTGAATTTCCTTATATAGATGAAATACCAAAAGAACAATTGAACGGAAAACATATTTTTATAGACCCCGGAAAAAGAGCATTATTAACGATGATTGATGACGATGGAAAATTTTTTACTTATACTAATAAACAACGAATTTATGAAACGCAACGATTAAAAATACAAAAGAAATTAACGAAATTAAAAGATGATTTAGGAATTACTGAAATAGAAAATAGTTTAATTGGTTTTAATTCTAAAAGTTGTAATATAGATAAATTCAAAGAATATATAAGCGAGAAATTAAAAGTAAATGAAAAAGTAATACAATTATATCAATCTATTCCATTTCGTAAATATAAATGGTATTCTTATATCAATACAAAACGAAGCGAGGATAGAATGTTAAATAAAATAGAGAAACAATATAGCAAAGACCATATAGTAATAATTGGAGATTGGAGTATAGGAAAACAAATGAGAAATTTTATATCTACACCAAACTTAACTTTGAAACGA